CTTTTAATTAGTAGTGTGTTTTAATAGTGAAGAAGAACCTCATCAGAAATGATGGGGTTTTTTTATTCAAAATGTTTTGAAATATTGTCCTTTGTTCTTTCCTTGTATGGTAATACCACCCCAAATCGATTTAGAACCCTCTGGTTGAATTGTTTGTGTATGTCCTGTGTAATGTCATAGCCAAGTTTTTGAAGGAAAATTTGGGTATTAGGAATGTCAGTGGCGGGTTTTAGTGCTCTGAATCCAATATGTGACACATCGATCTGTTCTTCTACTTTTTTAGAAATTTTAATTCCATGTTTCCTCAAATTATAACATCTCAAATGAGACATACGGTTTATTGAGGCTCTGCATACTTTACAGTAGTGATCCAAGTGATCTTTATTTTTTGAGTTCTTATAATATTCATTCAAACTCTTTTTAATAAAACACATTCTACATTCTTTCATTAAAAATAAATAGTTGCAAAACTTAAAAAATCTCTTGGAACTTTGCTTTTTTTATTTATATTTATAATAGTCCCTCTTCACACAATCGGACATTAAGAAATTATTGAGACCCTTGTCGAGTAAATTGTGAAGTGAAGAGCACAATTGAAAGACAAGGGTTTCGTTTTTATAAACTATGGAAAAAAATAAAGAAAGGGGTTTAGTATTACCCAAAGCATTCATTGAATCTTATTTAGAAGATTTAGATCAAAAAGAAAAACTTGAAATGATCTCAATCATTTTTAACTGGTTTTTGAATGATGAAATACCTGTCATTGAAAATAAAGTATGTAAGGTTCTTTTTAACAATCTTCATTACTTCCTTCAAACATCTAAAAAGAATTATGAGAATGGAGAAAAAGGAGGCGCTCCAAAAGGTAATCAGAATGCAAAGAAAAAAACAACTGAAACAACCCCCCTTGTTTTAGAAAACAACCTCCCTTGTTTTGAAGAACAACCCCCGTTGAAAAATGAAACAAGCCTAAAAGAAGAGAAAAGAAAAGAAGAGAAAAGAAAAGAAGAGAAAGTAATAGAAAATAAAGAAAGAGAATTAGATTACTTGTCTCGTGAAGCACAGGATTTAATTTCTCAATATATTAAATAATTATGAATAGAAAGCGTTTCAACAAAGATGTAATTAAAGGCAAGGAAGGTGAATGTTATTTTGCATTACATTTATTAAAAAATAATATTGTTACAAATCTAAAATTTAGAGATTATATTATTTGGGACATTGAATCACAAGTTGATGGAAAGAATGTAACATATGAAGTTAAGAGGGATGATTTCTCTTGGGAATTACTTCAAGGAAATGGAATCATTGAATATGATTGGTGGGGAACTTTATTCATTGAATTTGAATCTCGTGGTGAACCATCAGGAATAGCAGTAACCAAAGCAGATTACTTTGTTATTGTTGTTAAAAAAACAAAACAACTATGGGTTATTCCAACGAAAAACTTGAAAAGAATAATTTCAATGCATGTGGAACCACATTTTATTAAGAGAGGAGGAGATGACGGTACATCAATGGGTTACTTATTACCAAAGCCATTAACAAGACAATATTTTGAAATATACAATTATGAAGAAAACTATAAATTCGGAGACGGAGTCGTTGATTTTCAACACAGACTGGAACAATGGGTCAGAAAGCAAAATGAGTTCAATGGAGAGAGCGAGGATCCACGATCTGTATTTGGATTACTTGAAGAAGAGTTTGGCATCTATGATTGATGTTAAAGAGAATAAACCAATTCTTTCAGAAGAAGATTTAAAAAGAGAACAAATGTAATATGGGAAAAACACCTGACAGATTCAAAGAATTATTATTGGAAAAATATGACATGGAGGTTCGTGATTATTTTTCTTTGAGTGAAGACAATAAGAATGAGATTGTTGACATTGTATTGGGGTATTACGAGGTCAATTTAAACATTGAACCTGGTATGATCCATATGTATTCATCCATCCTTAATGAACAGATTATAAAGGCAGAAATGAATGAGGAGTTTGAGAGGTGTGACATTATGAAAAGAACCGTAAAAGAATTAAAAAAAAGATTTGGTGGAAAGAAAAAGGTTTCGTAATTTTGTTCTCTAAACAAATAACAACATGACACAGAAACAATTTATTGAAAGTTTTGATTTTGAAAACAGTGAATGGGCTCAAGAATGGATCGAAGAACATGGTAAAATTGACACAATGAAAAAGTTGTATGATTATTTAATGTTAAATTTTGATGATCCGTTTGAATACCTTTTTGAACACATTGAAAATAATTTGGTGGAATCAGAATAATACATTACCTTCGTTTAAACATTAAAACAACAACTATGAGAACGATTAAAGAAATTTGGGAAGAATTACATCAACATCCTGATGTTGTTACTGTAACTTTATGGACAAAACAAGATGTGATCAAACAACTCGAAGATCTCTATGATGATGAAGACTTCAACAGAATTAGCGACATCATTGTTGATGAGAACAAAGAAAGATTTGCAAGTACGATCCGTAACTTTGAAGGAAGTGCTTATGACTACAATTCTTGGACTGATGAACTTGATTGGGTCGAAAAAGAAAAGAATAAAATATTTGCTGATGATTCAGAAAACTATGACAACGCTCTTAAAGATTTTGTAAAATCAAATCCATTTCTTAATGGTGAATATTTGGTGGAATCAAATAATTAATATAATTTTGTAAAAAATAACAACTATGAAAAAGAAGACAGACAATCAAGGTTCAAACTTTATTCTCGTTCAATTGAAAAGAGAAGACGGTACAACGATCACAACATTCAATGGTGAACCACACCACGCAGAATTATTGAAAGAGTATATTACAGATGTGTTCTACAACGAAGGTGGTGGAATGACAATTTGGATTGAAGTATTAGCAGAAAAATTTTAAAAACAACAACTATGAAAAATTTAAAAGAAATTGTTAGAGAATTATGTTGGAATCCTGAATTACAGGATGCGTTCCAGTATTTGGTGAATGATCGAAAACTTGAAATCTCTATTGAAGAGATTGAATTGGTTCATTCAAAAATAAGTGATTATATTGATCTTGCTTATTTTCCTAATCCATATGAAAATAGATCTATAAATATGAATGATTTTGTTGATCAGTTAGAAGAAATGGTTTGGGAAAACTATGAGAACCAACTTCAAGAGTTGGAAAAATAAATTTACTTGTTGTTGTCATATAAGCCTCACCAGAAATGGTGGGGTTTTTTTATTTAATATTTACACTACACCATCCTATACTTATATTTATGAAAAGACAAAGATGAAATTAAATCCGATCCAACAAGAAATTTATAACATGGTCATTAATGACATGGAAGTTAATAAAAAGAATTATTCTTTATTAACAAACAATGAAATTTCAAAACAATTAAACATAAGTGCCTTCAGCATAAGGGACCATGTAGCCAAGTTAGTAAACAAAGGTATATTCCAAAGAGTATTAAACTATTGGAATGCAGACAAACAATTCTTTAATAGAGTTTTGTATAAAGGTATTAAACCCGAATAAAATTGAATCAATGGATTACGGAAAACTATTCCGAATTAAAACTGATTTGTCAAAAAATAACGAAGCAACAAGATGTTGATGATTTATTGCATTCTTGCATAGAGCAACTTCTCCTAAACCGCAACGCTCCCATGATCGGTGACAAAGAGAGGTTGTTTTTTTTCGCCCGTATTGTAAGAAATAATGCTCACTCAAAAACATCAAAGTATTATAACGAGTACAATAAGTTTAAGTTTACAGAATTAAATAATACAAACATTAAAGAGGCTGAATATGAAGAACCTGAAATCAATATTGATTGGGTCAATAAAATGATTATTATTCATAAGAAAGGAGAATGGTGGTATTACGCCAGACTCTTTCAATTATATTTAGAAGAAGGAGCATCAATAACAAAACTCTCAAAGAGAACAACAATACCTCTGAATTCAGTAAGCAGAGACATCAACAAATACAGAAGAGAATTAAGAAGATTGAGAAATGAACACTATAAAAAAAATTAACTATGGGATGTGGTTGTAAACAAAAACAAAGGGTTGAATCAAAACCAATAACAGTTCAGAACGATGATGGATCTGTTACATTAACCAATCCAATCAAGCCGAACTATACAAGAGAAGAAATAAATAGATGTAATGATTATTTTATTTCAAGGAATCAAACACTCACAGAAAAAAAGTGGGTTGTAAATTTCCATAACTCTCAATTCCCTGAACAACTTGCACTTAACTGTGCTGAATGTTGGATCAGATTAAAAAGCAGAATTGAGCATTTAGACAGAAAATTAAAGACATATGAAGATTGGGAAAAATCCAATGGGGAGACCACCTAAAACATTAAAGGATCTACCAGAGAATTGGGAAACAAAAATGATTGAGATGGGAAACGAAGGAATGTTTGACATCGATGCAATCGTTTGGTTGGGTATAGGGTCACAGTTATTCTACAAATGGGTTGATGAAAATAAGCACTTTTCAAATACCATTAATGAGATGAGACAATTAAGTCATACTTGGTGGGCTTCCATTCCAAGAAAAGGATTCAAAGAAGGAAAGTCAAAAGATCTAAATTCAAACCTATGGTCCCTAATAATGAGAAACAAATTTAAGGATCAATGGAATGTTGAAAAGAAAGTTGACATCACATCAGGTGGAGAAAAGATTGACTCACCAAAGAAAATTGAAATAGAAATAATTAAAAGCAAAGAACAAGGAAATGATTAAAGGGAATCCAATAAGTTTTAAGATGAGAACATTTGATGAACTACAATGTTCATCAGGAGCAGCAAATAGAAAAGACATGAAGACTTGTTATTTGCAGATGAAAGGATTAATGGTCTCACAGATCGAGGAACATAAGACAGCATCAAGAAAGTTTATTCATCGAGTTAAACAAGTGGTTAATTCTTCTTTAAAGGGGTCAAATTTCAAGGATCATTTTATAATAGACCCAATGATCAAAGATTCATTTAAATTGACTGGTGAGTGTTTCTATACCCTTGAATTAACATTCTTTGGTATTAATGAATTGGAGAGAACAGAATGCACGATCGAGATGAACAGAATTGCAACAGACATATACAATCATGTAATAAAACAAGAAAAGAATTTGGTGTTTGTTAAAACTCTAAAACAAAAAAAATTAATGAATGGGTAAGAAAGAAAAGGAACACAACAAAAAGGTCAAAGCCAGAAATGAGAAACTAAAAGGTCAGGCAAAAAAAATAACAGCAGAGTTTAACAGACTCCTAAAAGAAGCACACGAAAAGAAACAACTTGAAGGTACAGACAACAAAAGTATTTGAGGATCTATTGGACCCCAATTATAGAAACTACATTTTTCAGGGATCGAGTCGTGCGGGAAAAACTTGGAACATTATTCTGTGGTTAGTAATTAATATTATTAATGAAGACAACAAGACATACTCCATTGTAAGAAAGACATTACCCGCATTGAAGGGGAGCGTGTTGAGAGATCTCAAAGAAATTTTATTACTTCTCGAAATCTATAAAGAAGAAGACTGGCATTCTGTTGATGGTTATTACCAAATAGGAACCAACATCATCGAATGGTTCTCATTAGATTCAGAAGAAAAGATCAGGGGAAGAAAGAGAGATGTATGTTTTGTAAATGAAGCAACAGAAATAACTTATGATGAGTTCGTTCAATTGTCATTAAGAACATCAGAGAAGATGATCCTTGACTTCAATCCATCTTTATGGAACTCTTACCTATACGACATGGAAGGTCAAACAGACACCTTCTATTCAGTTGTAACATACAAGGACAATCCATTCTTACCTCAACAACAGATCGATGAGATCGAGAAACTAAAAGACAGGGACCCAAACTTATGGAGAGTGTTTGGTCTTGGTCAGAGAGGAACCCCCACAAGAGTTGTATTCTCACATCAGAAAACATATTCAACATTACCAGAAGGAGCAAAGTTATTAGGGTATGGAATTGACTGGGGTTATTCAGATCCATCAACACTGGTTAAGGTCCACAAATTAAATGATGACATATTCTGTGAGGAATTATTATACCTCAAAAATGTAACCATCCCTGATTTCGTTTATAAGATTAAGGATCTCGGATTAAATCTTTTTGATGACTACATTTGTGATTCAGCAAATCCATCTGCTATTGAAGAGTTAAAGAGAAATGGAATCAATGCAAAACCAGTAAAGAAACAAAGTATATTACATGGAATAGATCTCATTAAGAGATCAAACTTTTATGTCCATCAAGATTCAAAGAATTTACAATCAGAACTACAACAGTATGTTTGGAAGGTGGACAAAAATAATAATAACCTTGATGAACCAACCGACAATAACAACCACATCATTGATGGTATAAGGTATGTGTTGGAAATGAAGATGGCAAGAAACACACAAGTTTATGTCTATTAAAAATAATATTTAAGAATATGAGTCAGTATATTGATTACAATGGAAAGAAGTATGAGGTTAAAGAACCTACGATCTCAATGTGGGTTGAAATAATGAAACTAAAAGACATCCTTGATGAACAAGAAATGTTTGTAAGAATGATCTCAAAGGTTACAGGATTAAAAGAATCAATCATTCTTGAATCAGATGCAACAACAATTAGAAGAGTTGGAAGTGAATTGTATAGATTCATCAACCAAGATCAGAAAGAACTACACAGAAACATTGAACACAAAGGAATCAAATATACATTGGTTGATGTAAACAAGATTTCATTTGGTCAGTTCGTTGACATTGACACATTCCTCAACAAAGATGAGGGGTACAGAATAGCAAACTTAAACGAACTTGCAGCCTATTTATACATAGAGGAAGGAACAAAATATTCTGAATCAGATTTCAAAAAAAGAATAGAAGAATTCTCTGATCTAAAAATAAAATATTTAGAGTCAGCAGTTTTTTTTTTGTTGAATTCAGGAAGGGCGTTACAAACTCTTTCGGATCTTTATTCGAAGAGTCCGGTGATGTGGCAGATGATGAGGTTGAGAATAGTTTTGTCGGGTTTTGGAAGTGGTATGCGGCAATTAGTTTCCTTGCAGAAAACAAAGTTTGGCAAGTTGATCATGTTACTAACATCCCCCTTATGGCTGCCCTTAATCATCTTTCTTTCCTTATGGATCTCAATAAGGAAAAAGAAAAACAAATGAAAGAAGCAAACAAATGAGTTTAATAACATCAGGTTTAACATGGCAGGTTGACTTTACAAATCAATCATCACTTATTATTTCCACATCATCAGGAGGTAATCCACAGATTGACAAAGCAACAAACCTTGCCAATCCGTCATTATTCTTTTCAGGGGTAAGTAATGGTGAACCTCTTTATGTTTATAGTGGATTCAGTAATGCATTAGGGTTTTCAGGAACAGCACAAGCCAATGGTGGTGGACCTGCTCTTACAAACAAACTTGGTGACTATGGTTCATTTACTGAATACACAATGTTCTTCATGGTTAATAACACAGGAGGAACTTTTAATTTGTTTATTTCATCAGTTGATGATCCAAACTATTTGGGTCAAACACAAGGTTATAATTGGTTTGAATCAAATGTTACAACACTTGCACCTTATGGAACTGCGGGTTTCTTTTATAGAACCGCTGCAACCCCAAGTGACACAAATGATTTAAGGGCAAGTGGAGACACAAATAATTGGTATGTTGTTGGAACAAGAGTATACCAATCAGGATCAGACATCATAACAGAAATTTGGGTTGATGGTGTATTAACAGGAACCACAATCTCACCAACCTCAACTTTATTCACGGCAGTTAATCCAATATTCTTTTTAACAGGTAGACAAACTTCTCCAGGTGACATTCTTTATACCGAAGAATTATTCTATGATCGTAAGTTGGGTAATACAGAAATGACTGACAACTTTGATTATTTCAATCAGAAGTATTTTGCATCACCAGTAACGCCCACCCCCACCACAACTAATACAAGCACTCCAACCAACACACCAAGTGTCACTCCAACAAATACTCCAACCCCAAGTATTACTCCAAGTGCTCCACCACCGAGTGCAACACCATTACCAGTTTATGGAATCAATTTCAAGACCATTGCTGATGATCTGAAATACCTTGCCAATTCACACAAACAAATCAATTCATTTGGTTTGGGGAATGTGGATGAACTTTCATACTACACAACATCAAGAGACAAACAAGACAACCCTGATTCACAATCACCATACTTCCCACTATTGTTTGTGGTCCCATCTAATATTGTTAATGATTTACAATTCAAGGAATGGGATTTTAATGTTGTTTCATTAGACATAGTTGAAAGAGATTTGGACAATGAGATCGACACACTCTCTGACACACTTCAAATCCTTAATGATGTTATAAGTCAATTCAGATTGTCTGTAACAAATCAACAAGGAAATTACAATTACTTATACTACCTTGATGACACAGTAACTTGTACTCCATTCATGGAGAAATATTCAGACATGACAAATGGATGGACTGGTTTAATTAAAGTTAAAACCAAGACACCACTTGATCGTTGTGCTGCAGCCTACAACACATTCACAGGAACACCAATATACCATGCAGGTATAAACTTCAAATCAATAATAGATGATTTTAGATTGCTCTCTAATTACCACAAACAAATCAATTCATTTGGATTTGGGGACATAACAGAATTTGGTTATTTAACTGATTCAAGAGACAAGGAATTAAACCCTGACAATCAATCACCTTATTACCCATTGATGTT